TCCTTGTAGCATATCTTTCGCATAATTTCATGAACATGTTGGCCAAAGTTCGGGTCATTTTGCCATGATCTTTACAGAACTCGCCCCCATCTAAGGTGCCCTGCCAATGGCTTTTGCCCACCAAAAACGGCACCTTATTGTTGTCAATTCGATAATGCCAGAACGGAGGAAAGTTAACTCTCATGTGTGTGGGATCCAGCACCACGTCCTCAACCAGGTCTGCTAATGGATCTTCTGTTACATCATCCAGGTCCAAGATGTCTTCAATTTTTTTCTTTTTGGCAGCAGTTTTGGGCACTTTCTTGGGAGCCATGGGTATGTGTTCCCAGGTCATGATGCGGAAAACCACTTCTGTATTGGGTATTTTTTTGGGATCAAGAACTTCACCGGTTTCACGTTTGTGACGGTCTGCACGATTGCGGCGTGCTTCGGCCACAGTTTTTTGATTGATTTTGCTTACACTGGGCAGGATCATGTCAAACTGATGATCAGTCACACGGTCCAGGAATGAGCAGTAGGTGTTTTTGCTGAGATGTATTTCTTTAAGAATATCTCTGTTGTTGAGATAGTTAACACGCGGCGCAGTCTTTGCGATTAGGGTCATTGATAAGTCTCCAAGTATGTACTTATTGTAGCATATCTACAACAGTTGTCAACCTCTTCTTAAACTGCGTGGTTAAAAAATTTGTTAAATAACACATACAGGAATAAAAACATGGCACTCAGATCCGTCGACGACCCAGATTACACCAACCCCTATGGCATTGGTGCCCAAGAACAGGACGTTGCAATAAGCAAAAAACTCATAGCAGAACGCAATGCCAACGAATTACAGTTAATTGCAGAACAGGCCAAGTATTCCCGCCAAGAACAAAAACGCCTGGAAGCAGAGGCAGCGGCTGCTGCTGCTCGAGGCGATTCAGATGCGGCTGCCAAGGCAACCGCAGCCAAACAATACGCAGATGAAAAAGCCAGTATTGCTGCCGATCTTGAACGAAATGGTCGATTGCGTCAACAGACTGAACAAGGACTACAAGAACACGAAGCAACTCTTGCTCGAATGCGAGCCAAGGAAGCCGCTACCCCGCCCAACGTTAAGATTGTGAATGCTGGATCTGACCCAGCAGCTCAATCTCCTCCCACAGTGCCCACGCTGAGTGAATCTACTGCGTCTTCATATTCGCCTGCAACAGTAGAACCAAATAATAGTCCATATGCATCACAACGAGCACAGCAAAACGAACAGATACAATCTGCGGAACCTGCGCCAATCTCTCAAGGCAACAGCCCATATGCATCACAACGAGCACAGCAAAACGAACAGATACAATCTGCGGAACCTGCGCCGGTAGAGCCAGGGTCACTGGCGGAAACACAAAACAATGTGTTGAGCACAATACAAACCAATCCGGTGTCAACACCTGGTGCAGTTCCAGATACTCCAGCTGCCACTGGCGTCTTTGCCAATCCCAATTTTTCTCAAGAAGCCATAAGTGGCGTAACAGAACCTGCAGCAGTGTCAGCAGGAACGCCAGGAGCTGAAAGTGCCTTTAATCAAGGAGCTTTAGGAACTAGAGCACCGGCACCAGTAGATGATCCCACAGCAGCGGCAGCAGCAACCCCTGCAGTACCACCAGTCGAAACAGCAGCACAACAAGCAGAACGAGAAGCTAGAGATGCCGCAGCCGCTGAACAAGCTGCCAAGCTACGAGCACAACAACAAGCAGCCATACAAGCTGAGTTTCAAACTCCGGCCAACGGCGACTGGCGTGTGCGACTGCGTCTGGCTCCAGGTGCCACTTATTTGTACAAAGATACTGACAACAAACTGCTGGCTCCACTGGCAGCCAGTGACGGAGTGGTATTTCCATACATGCCTACTATCGGTACCACCTACTCAGCCAACTACGATCAAACTGATCTGGTGCACAGCAACTACAAAGGTTATTTTTATCGCAATAGTGCAGTGGACGCTGTCAGCATCACTGGCAAATTCACAGCACAAGACACATTTGAAGCCACTTACATGTTGGCAGTGATACATTTTTTCAGATCAGTGACCAAAATGTTTTATGGACAAGACTGGCAACGAGGTGCTCCTCCTCCATTGGTGTTCTTGTCGGGACTGGGCGAGTACCAGTTCAACAATCATCCTTGTGTGGTCAGCAGTTTCAACTACAGCCTGCCCAATGATGTGGACTACATCAGAACCAAGCCCAACAACTACAATGTGGATTTGAGTTCTCGTGAAACCAAACCTGACAGCGGCCCATTCAGTGAAATTCTTGGCGTGGTCCAGCGTTTGAAAAACGCAGCCCTGCCCAGAGGAGCTCAGCGTCCGGTACCAGAACAAGGCCTGGTCACTGCGCAGAGTGTGAACAACACTCAAAACAGTACCTATGTGCCCACCAGCTTGGATATCACCATTTCATTGCTGCCGATAAACACTCGAAAACAAATCAGTCAAGGGTTTAGTGTGCAAGAATTCAGCAAAGGCACACTGTTGAGAAAAGGATTCTGGTAATGGCCAATTATGATCCCACAAGCCCGTACTACTTGACCGGTGTGAGTCAATTTTTCCTTGACGTCATGGTCAATAGACCCATACCCAAAGAAACTGATGACTTGCCGTTTGAAATAAACTTGACTTATCAATACAGGCCAGATCTGCTGGCCAATGACCTGTATGGCAATGGCGCTTTGTGGTGGGTGTTTTATCAGCGCAATCCCAACACACTCACAAAACCCCCACTGGATTTTGTACAAGGCACGTTGATCTATTTGCCCAAGATCAACACTTTGAAATCAGCTCTGGGATTCTAATATGGCCACAGTAGCAGAGATTGAACAACAAATAGCAGAACTCCGGGCTCGACTGGGCGGCCTTGAGGCTGCAAAGAACGCAGTTCTACAAGAAATCAATACATTAACGGCAGAAATGAACGAGTTAAGAGCTGCCGCTCGAAGACAAGCCGCCGGCGGCGACCAAGCTGGTGCAGCGGATTTGCGAGCTCAAGCAGCTCAGATAGAAGCAAGGATTGGACAACTGTACCAAAGCCCGGCATTTGCCAATTTGACCGAGGCTCAACTGCAAATTCAAAAACTTGAAGCAGAGTTGTATAACGCACAACAGAAAGCAAAGTTTGAAGAACAACAAGCAAAGCAGCCGCCGGCTACTACGGAGCGCACTGCAGAGCAAAAGGCAGAAAGTGACAAAACCACTCCTGTGGTTGACAAGCCAGCGCCTGTGCCACCAGAAGGTGGTGACAATGCAAATACTGCCCCTACTGCTGAAAATCCATCGCAGACGAAACAGACAGTGGCACAGGACGACAAACCACCACCATCAGCTGCCACAACACAAACAGCCGCCAATCAAGTCAATGCCAACACTGCTGATCCATCCAATGGTTTTGTGAAACCACAGCCCAATGTGTTGGATTCATTTGCCAGCACCACCTGGTCAGCCAGTGTGTATTTGTTGGCACCGTACCTATACAAAGAACTGGTCACTGGTTTAGAGTCAGGAATTCCGGGAGCATACCTGTTGTTTCAAACTGCTGGTGCAGGTGCTCAAGCTGGTACCATAGGCAACCGTACTACTCAAACTGGTACTGCTGGTGTTGACCCAGTAAAAGTCGGTGGCGCCGGTGGCGGCGTTGCCAGAAATGCATTTTTTACAGAAGACTTTTACATTGATTCACTCACACTGGAAACTGTATTGCCAGGTGGTGGCACAGGTGCTGCCCACAGTGCTACAACTTTGAAATTCACAGTGATTGAACCAGGCAATATCAGTCTGTTGGATCGACTGTACTTGGCAGTGCAAGATGCCAACCAAGGCAGCGTGGACAACAGCATAGTCAACTATTCTGCTGCACAATACCTGTTGGTCATCAGCTGGTTTGGTTATGACATAGCAGGTAACTTGATCAAAAACAGCACCATAACAGAAGATGCCAAGACCAAACTAATCAATCCCAACGCAGCCTTGCAAAAGCTCATACCATTCACAATCAATAACATTGACTTCAGTGTGGGCGGCAAACTGGTGTCATATGATTTTGACTGTTCCCCGGTGGGACAGATCATTGCTGGTGGAACTCGCAGAAGTACCATACCCAGAGACATACAGCTCACAGCTGGCACAGTGGGACAACTGCTGCGAGGTGGCGGCGCAGATGTCACTAACTCCGCAGCTTCTGCTCCGGGAGCCAACACAACCAATACAACCAATACTCAGCCAGCCAAAAGCCCTTCCAAGGCCAATAATGCTCCAGCAGGCAAGATCACTCTCAAGCAAGGTCTGGCCACTGTCATGAATGAAACTGCTCAAGAACCAGTGAGCAAAAATATCTATACCATAGCAGATCAGTATGAAATTGTTTTTGTGGGACCAGGCTCTGATGAAATAGAAAATGCCACGTTGATTTTGCCCGGGTCCATTGTGAATCAGTCTACCAGTCCCATGGCCACATCCGCGTCTGAGAATGCCAACACCGCGTTGAACCCCAATGCCAGTGCCATGCAAACCAAGTACAAAAATTGGAGTATTACAGCAGGCATGCAGATTGTGCAGGTGATTGATTTGGCCATACGCAACAGCAGTTACATCTACAACCAAAGTCTCACAGTGCTCAATGCTCAAGGCAAAGAGCAAGTAAACGCTTCGGTAGCCAACAAAATAAGTGATAGCAAGCCCATGAAATGGTTCAAGATCAATTTTGTGGCCATTCCCATTGCCAATGACCCTGCTCGCAATGACTATGCTTACAAACTGCGATTTGAAATAAGTACTTACACACTACGACAATTTGACAGCAGATACTTTCCATTGACTCCATTTCGCGGAGTGCATAAAAGTTATCCTTATTGGTTCACCGGCCAAAATACCGCAGTGTTGGACTATACAGCCAAGTTCAGCAATCTATACAATCTCACAGTAACTGGCGGTCCTGGCCAAGAAAACAACGTGAACAAGGCCCGTCGTGCTGCCACTGCCAACATGCGTGAACTGGTAAAAATTAATTATTTTCCAACCAGCACAGAAAGCAACAAAGGCGCAGCCAACAACGCCAATGAAGTGGGAGCCAATGCGTCTGAATATCTATACCAAGAAGACAATCCAGGCGGTACTGACCTACGTATCATTGGTGATCCGGCTTGGATACAGCAAGGCAGTCTCACTGGCAGATTGACCAATGGCAAAGACTTCAGCATACTGCCTTTTTTGCCCGACGGCACTATAAATTTTGATTCCTCACAGGTGATGTTTGAAGTGAGTTGGCAACGTCCCGAAGACTATGATCTCACCACTGGACTGGCTGACCCTTATGCCAGACCAGGCAATGCCAGCCGACAGCCACAACAAAGCAATGTGTATGTGGCCACCAAGGTCATGCATGAATTCCGTGGGGGCAAATTTGAACAAGTGGTCAATGGTGCATTGTTCAATTATCCAAAACCTGATGGACTCAACACTGTGAATGGTGGTGCAACAGTTGGCAAATCCACAGACAAAGCAGCCGCGGCAGCCGGCACAGCCAGCAATGCAGTGTCTAGCAACGGCGCAGTAGAACGAGACAATGCCGCAGTGTCTGGTGTAAGGAGTAGTGCGGACGGTGCTGGACCTAACCCCATCTCAGCCACGGCCAGTGGACCCAATGGATTCTTGGACAGCGCACAAAAACAATTGCAAGGTGCAGGTGCTATGGTAGCCAGCAGTTTGAATACATCAACAGTACAGGATTTCAGCAACAGCATTGCACCATTTGCCGCAGTCAACAATGTGGTGCCTGCCAGTTACCCACGTGCGCCCACAGGATCCGGAGTTGGGCCTGCGCCATTGCCCAATCTGGCCGACGCAGGGTTGCCAGACGTGCTGCGGACCGCGGTGAAAAAAATCAACGACAACCCGTTGGCCACAGCCGTGTATGGACGAACACAATTGATATCTAAAGATGCATAAGGACTGACATGTCAGAAGAAATACTCCGCAGTAGAGGAAGACCGCAAAATTTCAAACAAGATCGTGGTGGTGTGGCCACAGAGTTTGGACCTTTTACTGCTGTGGTAAAAAACAATGTGGACCCCACTAGATCTGGACGCTTGCAGGTGTTCATTGAAAATTTCAACAGTGGTGCTGATGAAAACGACAATCGATTCTGGACCACAGTGGGATACTTGCCTGGATTTTATGGCTCAACCCCCGCGGGGCTGGCACCAGACAACGCAGTGGGCAGCTACCTTACCAATCAAAGCTCTTATGGCATGTGGCTGACGCCACCTGATATTGGTATCACTGTGGTAGTGGTGTTTGTGAACGGTGACAGAGACCTGGGCTATTACATTGGTGCTGTGCCAGACCAAGGCACCGGTCACATGATACCAGCCATAGGCGGCAGTGCAAATTATCGCACAGACAACAAAAATCAAGAAACTTACTATGTAGATTCAGCTTTGTTGCCTGTGACAGAAATCAATACCAGCAACCCTGAAGTGATCAACGATGCAAGATTCTTTGATAAGGCCAAGCCTGTGCATGCAGTAGTAGCTGGTGCTATGTTTCAGCAAGGACTCAACACTGATCGCGAACGCGGACCCATAAGAAGCAGCAGTCAACGAGAAAGTCCCAGTAGAGTATTTGGAGTATCTACTCCGGGTGTACCTGTGTATCAAGGTGGCCTCAAACCTAACGACATAGCACAAAAAATAGCCAGTGGAGAGATCAAACCCGCAGACGCTCAGGTCATAGGACGCATGGGCGGACACACCCTGGTCATGGATGACGGTGATTTAAACGGTGAAAATGCCTTGTTTAGACTGCGTACCCCCAAGGGTCATCAGATCACCATGAACGACTCCGGCAACTTCTTTTACATCACTCATGCCAATGGACAAACATGGCTGGAGTTTGGTCAAGAAGGCACTGTGGATGTGTTTAGCACCAACTCCATCAACATGCGCACACAGGGCGATATGAATTTTCATGCTGATCGTGACATCAACATGTTTGCTGGGGGCAACATACAGGTCAAAAGCACGTTGGCCACCACAATTGAAAGTGTGACTGATCTTTCAATCTCAGCTCAACGAAATTTTAAAATTTACAGCAAAGACACCATTGGCATCAAAGCTGACGGCAGCCTGGCTTTGCAAAGTGCCACTGGCACATGGAACGGTGGCGGATCACTGTTGTTTACCGCAGGCGGCATTGATCTCAACGGACCAGCAGCACCTACAGTGACCAAGCCCGCGCCCATTATCACACGCAAGCTGGATGACACCTCATTCAGCACGGCTCAAGGCTGGACTGTGGCTGCTGGCAATCTTGAAAGCATTGTGAACCGAGCTCCCACACACGAACCTTATCCTTATCACAACAAAGGAGTCAATATCAAAGTTAATCTTGAACCAGGACAACCATCTCCTCCGCCAGGTGCTATACCTGTACCAGCTGGCGTGGTCATTAGAGCAAAATGAACCAATATTCATTTACTTTTGGGGGCAAAACTTTTCAAGTTGATGTACCCGTCGGACTGACTGAAGCTCAGGCACGACAAATATTTGACCAACAGTCCAAGACTGGTGCATTGGTGGGACTCAAACCCGGAGACATAATTGATGCTGCCAGTCAAGCAGCCGCTGCGGTGCCTGGTGCCACAGCACAATTCACACAGGCTCTCAGCGGCATCCCGGGCGGTTTGCAAGGTGCGTTGACATCACCAGACGCCAAGGCTGCACTGTCCGGTGCAATTGATCAAGGCGAACAAATTTTGTCCAACATCACCAAAACACTGTCTTCCACCCCAGTGACCAATGGAATGAGCATACCAGAATTTGCCAAACAGGCAGAAGCCTTGGTACCAATTCAAGGACTCAGCAGTGTGGATGTACGAGCAGGATTGAGTCAGGCAGCGGCTCTGGTGGGGCAAGCGTCCACAGAAATCAGCAATGCACTGGGTGTGGGCAAGTTTGGATTTGATGCTTCACAATTAGAAACAGCTGGCCTGCTCAAACCAGGCACTGCCAGCACATTTTTGTCACAGGGTGCCAATGAACTGACATCAATACTGCAAAGTCCCACGGTGTGGACTGGCGCTGGAGGCATCAGCAACTTGGATAGTTTTTTGTCCAACCCAGCAGCACAAAATTTAACACAACAAAACTTGATGGATTCAGGACTGTCAGCAGTGAAACAACTGGGCCTTCCCTTGGACAAACTTGATAGCAAGGCATTGGCTGGTGTGGCACTGAATGCAGCCAAATCAATTGAAACCACACTGGATTGGGCCAAAGGACAAGCCTTGTCTGCAGACATCAAAGCCGAATACGATACCTTGGCCAAAGATGCAGCATTTGCAATAGGAACAGCACAAGAAAAATTAAATGATGCACTGAAACAAGAAGAATTTGCTTTGCCCTCAGAGAACACAGTGGATCGAGCCACGCTGGATGCCGCAGTCACCAGATTGTTCGGTAACGACAAAATTCCATCTTTTGAGTACGGCAGCGGTGAACGCGACGAAGCACTGGATGCACAGTACAAAGATCTACAAAAACAATGGGCAGATATTGGTGACAATATTGCTGCTGCAAAAATTAGAAGTACCTCAACAGCAGAAAATGCACAGGCCAATCTCAGCAAAGCCAATGGTTTCCTAGCACAGAGTCGAGCAATAGAAGGCCAGCTGAAAACTCTACAGCAACAGGCCGCTGCCAAACTCAATGTTGGTCTTGCGTTTGATATTGGAGTATTGTTGGCCGACGTTCAATCCATTATTGATAAACTTCTCTATGCCACCATACCGTGGCTGCGCAGTTTGTTAAATCCCGATGCGGCGCCAGCCACACCTTTTTAAGCCATAAATATCGGTATGACCACATACATTGGCTTTAATACCATCAACCAAAATAAAAAATTCACGCTCACAGATTTTGAGTTGATTCAACGTGATCTCTTGAACGCATTTAGTATTCGCCAGGGAGAACTGCCTGGCAGACCCAGTTATGGCACCACAGTGTATGAATATCTTTTTGAGAATCAATCAAGCCAAATGCAACAGGCCATCAAGGACGAAATACAGCGTGTGGCCTCAGGGGATCCACGGTTGTTTCTCAATGACATACAGGTATTCCCACAGAACAATGGTATTTTGATACAATTAGAAATCACAATAGTACAGACCACTGAAGCCAAGATACTTGCTATCTTTTTTGATGCGCAACAACAAACTGCTGGCTATGTATAACTGCGCCGTTTTCTTTGTCAATAAATAACTCTAGAGGCACAGAGATCAATGGCAACCACCACAAGACAGACCGCAGTATTTGGCGTAGAAGACTGGAAACAGATCTATCAAACTTATCGCGAAGCGGACTTTCAAAGCTACGACTTTGAAACACTACGCAAGAGCTTTATTGATTATCTACGCTTGTATTATCCTGAAACATTCAATGACTATATTGAATCCAGTGAGTTTATTGCGCTGTTGGATGTTATGGCTTTTATGGGTCAGGCACTGGCATTCCGTACTGACCTAAACACTCGTGAAAACTACATTGACACTGCTGAACGTAGAGATTCAGTGGTGCGCCTGGCAGATCTAGTCAGCTATTCAGCCAAACGCAACACTGCGGCTGAAGGGTATCTCAAAGTTTTCAATGTCAGTACCACAGAAAACGTGGTTGACTACAACGGAATCAATCTCAGCAACGTCACTGTGAACTGGGCCGATCCCACCAACCCTGATTGGCAAGAACAGTTCACTGCTATTATCAATGCCAGCCTGGTAGACAGTCAAAAGATTGGCCGTCCAGGCAATCGACAAAGCATATTGGGTGTGCTTACTGATGAGTATGCTGTGAATCTCGTGCCAGGATTTTTGCCAGTTATTCCATATTCGTCCACAGTGGATGGCATCAACATGCAGTTTGAAGCAGTGACTTCTACGTCAGTGGGCCAAGACTATGTGTACGAACCTGCACCTGTACCCAGCACAGCATTCAACATACTGTTCAGAAACGATCAACTGGGATTTCAATCAGCCAACAACGGCTATTTCTTCTTGTTCAAGCAGGGTGTATTACAAAATCAAGACTTTAATTTGAGTGAACGCATTGCCAACCGCACTGTGGACATCAACATCGAAGGTGTCAACAATGAAGATCGTTGGTTGTTTCAGTTGGATAATCTAGGCAACATTGCTCAGGAATGGCAGTATGTTGAGAATATCTATCAAGCAGCAGCTGAAAGATCCACTCAACTGTTGCCCACTTATGCTGTGACTTCAAGAGCCAATGATCAGATTACTTTGGTATTTGGTGATGGTGTGTTCTCACAAATTCCAGTGGGCATATTCCGTGCGTATGTGCGAGCTTCAAATGGCTTGCAGTACATTATTAATCCTGAAGAAATGCAAAACGTTGTGTTGCCCATCAGCTACACTGACCGCAACGGCAACCTGCAGACCATCACATTCACTTGTGGCATCACACGTCCTGTGAGCAATAGTCAGGCACGTGAGCCCATTGGGGAAATCAAACAACGTGCGCCAGGCAGATACTACACACAAAATCGCATGGTCAACGGCGAAGACTACAATATATTTCCTTACACACAGTACAACAGTATTATCAAGTCAAAAGCCCTGAACCGTGCCAGTATTGGTACCAGCCGGTACCTTGACTTGATTGACAACACTGGCAAGTATTCGTCAACCAACACATTTTCAAGTGATGGAGGCATGTGGCGTAGTTTGGTATTGCCTACCATATTGTTCAGCTTTATCAATAGAAATGATGTGGCTGATTTGATTGCCAATCAAGTACAACCAAACATAGCGTCGGCTATTGTGCGCCAATTCTACTATTCGTATTTTCCACGTGAGTCTACCAACACAGGCAGCACTGCAGGTACTACCTGGAATCAAAGCACCACTTTGGCCAACGAAACCACTGGATATTTTGTGAATGCAGCAGGGCAGCCCACTCCTATCGGCAGCGCAGTTTCGTCAATATTCAAATATGTGGTAGTAGGCAGCCTAATCAAGTTTGTGCCTCCCACTGGATACTTTTTTGACCGTAACAATCGACTGGTACAAGGAGTGCCAACACGAGCCGACGAAACGCTGCAGATATGGGCTACCCCTCAACAGATTGTAGGCGATGGATACAACAGCGGAACAGGCAACTTGCCATCGGGTGCTGGCCCAATTACTATCAACAATTTTGTGCCTACTGGTGCTATTGTAGACACAGTGATACCGGCGTTCATTACTGATCTACCCACAGTGTTGCAAGTACAAATGGCTGATCAAATTTTGCTGTTACGAAATTTTGGACTGGGCTATGACAGTGAAGGTACCATAACAGGCACACCAGCCACTTGGTATTTGATAACTGGTTCCAACTTGGATCAAGACGCTCCCTGGAGCCAACAATATGCTGGCAACACCTCAGGAGCAGGATTAGATGCTTCGTGGTTGGTACAATTTGTAGTTGTTAATCAAAATTATACTATTACTTTGCGAGGACTGGCCTATAATTTTGGTTCAGTGTTACAGACTCGCTTTTTCTTCTATGAAAATCAGCTGGTCTATGACAGCCGTACTGGCAGTGTGATCAAAGATTTTATCAATATTTTGTCTGTCAACTCACAACCTGACAGTACTGATCCATTGCCTGGTGACATCTATACCACCATCATTGGTCAACCTGTGGAAAGCGATGGCTATGTGGATGACTTCCAGGTACTGATCAGCTATAGAGATAGTGACAATGATGGTGTGCCTGACAATCCTGATTTCTTTGAAGAAATTGTAGGAACTGCTACCAACCCAGGCAATTTGGTTTTTTTACAACGCACATTGGATTTTGACAATCTACAAAGATATCTGTTGACTGAACCAGACTTGGTGAATTATGATTACGGCACACTTGAAGAAATAGAATTGGTGAAAACTGCCTGGAGTCCAGGACAAGTTTTTTATGCCTATCAACAAGGCACATTTTACTTGTTGGTCATCAGCTTGACCGGAGTCAGAAGTCTGGTATTGCAAACCGCCGGTGACTACATAGCAAGAACAGGTCGTCAAAGTTTGTATTTTCAATACCGACATAACAGTCCGTTGACCAATCGCATTGATCCAGGCAGTACCAACATCATTGACCTCTATGTGGTCACCCAGAGTTACTACACTGCATATCAAAACTGGCTGCGTGACACCACAGGCACAGTGCTGGAACCGGCCATGCCTACCATCAACGAACTCAGCACCGAGTACCAAAATCTACAAGACTATAAAATGATTTCTGACAATATGGTAATTAATTCTGTAATTTTTAAACCTTTGTTTGGTGCCAAAGCAGCACAACAACTTCGTGCCACCATCAAAGTCATTCGTGCTCAAAACAGCACAGCCAGCACCACAGAAATCAAGAGTTCTGTACTGGCCGAGATGAACACGTATTTCAGCATTGACAAATGGAATTTTGGAGATACATTTTATTTCTCAGAATTGGCAGCATACTTGCACAAGCAATTGGGAACAATTATTAGTTCTGTGGTTTTGGTGCCCTTGGACCAACAAAAAAGTTTTGGTGACCTGTACGAGATACGCAGTCAGCCTAGTGAAATTTTTGCCAATGCAGCCACCATAGACAACATTGATGTGATTGAAGCTTTGACCAGTTCTAATCTGCGCACTGCACCCGGCAGCGGGGTAATATAATGGCACGACAACGTTCAGTTGATTTTTTACCAGCCATTTTTCAAACACCAGTCAACAAGCAATTTTTGGCTGCCACGCTTGACACCATGGTGCAGGAACCCAAGTTCAAGAAAACTCAAGGGTTTATTGGTCGCACAGTAGGCCCTGGGGTAAACCCCAAAGACAGTTATGTGGTAGAGCCTGACAAAATCCGTCAGGAATATCAACTGGAGCCAGGTGTGGTCATTCTTGAACCAGGCACTAAAAAAGTCAAAGATGCCATCACTTACCCCGGCATAAATGATGCCATTGAATTCGAAGGTGGTGATTCCGGCAGACCTGATTTGTTGTATCAAAGTGATTACTACACCTGGGATCCATTTATAAATTATGATGCATTCATAAATTTCAGTCAATACTATTGGTTGCCCAGCGGACCTGATGTGGTATCAGTGGCAGCACTGGGAGTGCCCAGTGAGTACAATTTCACAGTCACACGTGAAGACGGTGTGTATTCGTTCTCAGGACAACCTGGCACCAATCCCACGTTGGATCTTGTGCGTGGAGGCAGTTACACTTTTCAAGTGGCACAAAACACCAAGGAAACTGAAAATTTCCGTGTGACCAACATAGGCACCACCAGTTATCAAATTGATTTCCAGTCCAACCCTACTCTGGTGTTGACTCGAGGCAACACATACGTTTTCAACCTTAACCTCAATGGCGACTACCCATTCTGGATCAAAACTCAGCTGAGTCTGGGCACTGGCGACGCCTACAACTCAGGAGTCAGTAGAAATGGCAGTGCATTTGGTTTGGTAACGTTTGTTGTGCCCCAAGATGCTCCGGATATTCTTTATTATGTCAGTCAAAATCAAACCAATCTACGTGGCACAATCAATATAATTGACGGCACACCTGGCACCGGTCCTGGATTTTTTATACAGACCAATCCTGGAGTCGATGGCACGGTGGCTGCAACTCCCAATATCAGTGCCAGAGATGTGCTGGGGGTCAGCAACAACGGTGAAGATCTTGGCACAGTTACTTTTGAAGTGCCGCTGAAAAACGCACAACAATTTTATTACACACTGCCTGACGTGGGCCCAATTGATCTCATGACTGAACTACGTTTTGATCAAATCAACAACAAGCCATTGCAACAATTCATCATTGACAACAATGGCATTGACGGAATTACCTATCTTACCAGCAGAACATTGGTATTCATCAATCCAACCCTGGATGCTGACGCCGGTGGCTGGTTGGAAACCACATTGTTTGATCCATTGGTCAGACTAGATTCATTGAACGGACAACCAGGCAGTTTTGACACTGAGGAATTTGATCAAGCCACTCCAATTCCATTCAACAACAGATACCAACGCTGGCAGATCAACATTGTCAACCGACAAGGGGTGGACTACATCAGTCTGGCCAACATTGGCAATATCAATGTGAATGAAAAATTCACAGTGGCCTATGGTAATCAATACAGCAATACTTCGTGGTACAAAGGCGGCAGCGGATACTTTGAACAAATTCCTCTGTTGACTGCCACACTAGACACCTTGTACTATCAAGATGGCACTGACCCTGAAATGTTTGGACGCATTAGATTGCTGGATCAAACTCAGATAGACACTATTTTTATTGATCAAATACTAGGTCAAGCCAACTACACAGCACCCAACGGTGTTGAATTTACAAATGGGCTCAAGGTTAAATTTACAGGACAAGTTGAGCCAGCAAGTTACGGGTCTGGCAATACTACAATCACATACACTGCTACCATATCTGGCGGCAATCTCATTACTTGTAACAGCACAGCTGGTTTGTATGTAGGCCAACCCATTGTGTTCACGGGCACCACACTTGGTGGTATCGTGGCAGGCCAAACTTATTACATTGACATACTCACTGCCAATGGTTTGCAATTTGCTATTGCTCTGCAACCAGGCGGAGCTCGGGTACAGTTGACCACAGCCAGCAGTGCAGGTTTCTCCGCAGTGGCCATCAGTGACAAACAATACTACGTCAGCGGTGTGGGCACTGCTATTGAACTATTGCCTGTGACAGATTTTGTGTGTCCAGAAACTTACATTGTTGATGCCAACGACAGTACCATTGCCACAGAACCAGGAGAAATAGACTATATTACCATCAACCGTGCCAGCAAAGATCTCAATGCCTGGACACGCAGCAACAGATGGTTCCACCTGGAAGTGATTCAGGCCACTGCACAGTACAATAACACAGTGGCTCAGTTGGACAATCAGTATCGAGCCAAGCGTCCCATTGTTGAGTTCCGTCCTGGTATTCGACTGTTTAACATGGGCACTGAGAGCAAAGCGCCGGTTGACATAGTTGATTTTGAAGAGACTGATGCACTCAGCAACATTGAAGGATCAACTGGTTACACAGTCGATGGTGTTACATTCATTGACGGCACACGAGTGATCTTTGCCGCTGACACTGATCCAGAAGTAAGAAACAAAATTTATCAAGTACAGTTGATCAGTCCAGATACATCGCCACCCATGGGAGCACCTTATGCTGGTCCACAACCCATAATTCACCTGGTACCAGCCAGTGATGCTGAAGTGTTGATTGACCAAAGTGTGGTGTGTCTTGAAGGAACAACATCAAAAGGGCTGAGCTTTTGGTACAACGGCAGTGCATGGACACTGGCACAGCAGAAAACATCAGTACAACAACCGCCTTTGTTTGATGTGTACAATCTTGACGGTGTAAGTTTTGCCAATACCAACACATATCCTTCTACTACTTTTACAGGATCAAAATTGTTCAGCTACGCCATTGGAGACAGTGGTATACTAGATCCAATTCTACAGTTTCCTTTGCAATATCTCAACATCAACAACATTGGTGATATTGTGTTTGACAACAATCTTTTCACTGACACATTTGTATACGTGATAGACAATGTCAGCGAGGTGCTGGCAATCAGCACAGGCACACCAAGAGAATACACATCACGTGCTAGTTTTCAACGCTTGCTGGGCTGGAAATCAGCAGTGGCCACCAGTCAAGTTTATCAGCAGTTCAAGTTTTTCTTTCCACAACAAACATTGCAGTTGGATGTATCAGTGGCCACAAGCCTTGGCAACAACACTGCTCAAGCCTCGCATGTGACACTGCCAGCGTTGAAAGTATATGTGGGTTCTGAATTCATTCAACCCACAGACTATACTTTTACAACCACAGCCAATTCTACCACCATTCAGTTGTCTCGCACCTATGCACCCACTGACATTATTGAAGTATTGGCTCTGAGTGATCAAACCAGTTCAGTGGCGTTTTATCAAGTGCCGGGCAATTTGCAAAGCAACCCACTCAACGGCAACAGCCCATCATTTACTCTGGGTACCATACGAACTCACTACGAAAGCATTTGTGAAAATCTAGTGGACTTGCTGGGTCCTGTGGCAGGTTCCAACAACAGTAGAGACCTGGGCGACATATCTAGATTTGGACTGGTTATATTGCAACAAAGCTCACCATTGACCTTGGCTGGATATTTTTTACGCAGTGAAAAGTTCAATATTTTTGCCAGTTTGCAATACAACATGCAAGAGTATTTGAAGTTCAAAGGACAGTTGCTCAATGCAGTCACACAACAGACCATACAATATCAAACTGTAGCAAGTGTGCTCGACACTGCACTGGCAGATATCACTCTGGGACGCATATCCTCACAGCCGTTTTATTGGTCTGACATGTTGCCAAGTGGAAGTTTGTATTCTACTTTGACCTACCAAATTACCAACACCAGTGGCAACACTTTTGACATTGGATCAGTGTACAACTACACCACTGCTAACTATCAAGGCATGAATGTGTATCTAAACAATGTGATACTCACCAGAGATCATGACTATGTTGTGGCCACTGACGGTCCACGGATCACAGTGCTTGCTACCTTGGCAGTAAACGATGTGTTGACCATCAACGAGTACTCTGCTACCTACGGCAACTTTGTGCCCAACACCCCAACAAAATTGGGATTGTATCCAGCCTATCAGCCCGAACAAGTGTTACAAACCACCAGTACTGGCACACAGAGTGTGATCATTGGGCATGATGGATCAGTCACTCGGGCATTTGGCGACATCAGAGATGCAGTGTTGTTGGAATTCGAAACACGAATCTATAACAACATAAAGTTAGACGGAAATCCTGTTCCTATAAATTTGGTGGACGTGATACCTGGCCAGTTCAGAACCACTGGATACAGTGTTGCTGAAGTTGACAACATACTTGATAAAGATTTTTTGAGTTATGTGGCCTGGAACAAACTGGATTATCGCACACAAGACTATCGTGCAACCAATGAGTTCACATGGAACTACAGTGGCAGCAAAAACAAACTAAATGACGAGTCATTGCCTGGCAGTTGGCGCGGCATATATCGTTATTTTTACGACACAGAACAACCAGAAATAACACCCTGGCAAATGCTGGGATTCTCTATCAAACCCACTTGGTGGGACATTGTATACGGTGCCGGACCCTACACTCAGGACAACTTGGTTTTATGGGACGATTTGGAAGCTGGATATGTGGCTGACCCAGTGGCACCTTATTACTTGCCGGCTTATGCTAGATCTGGCCTGACCACAGTAATTCCCACCAGCGACGAAGGCACATTGCTGAGTCCATTTGATGCAGTTGTGGGCAATTACAATGATCAAACATTCCGCAAGAGCTGGGCCTTGGGTGACGGCGGTCCTGTTGAAGCGTCTTGGTACAACAGCAGTGCATATCCGTTTGCGGCCATGAGATTGTTGGCCTTGACTCAACCAGCCAAGTTCGTTGCATTGTTTGCCGACTTAGATGAGTATAGATATCAAGCAGAGTTTGGACTGTATCTCTACAACTCCCGCTATCGTCTAGACGCCAATGGCGTTCAAGTCTACGGCAATGGCACCAGCAAAGCCAGTTATATCAACTGGATTGTGGACTACAATCGTAATTCTGGGCTGGACACCACGGCCGAGCTCACATCTGACCTGGCCAGTTTGGATGTACGCCTGTGCTATAGAATGGCCAGCTTCTCTGACAAACAATACATAAAAATTTACACAGAAAAGTCCAGCCCCAACAGCGATAATACCACATTCTTGATTCCTGACGAGAGCTATGATTTGCTGTTGTACAAAAATCAACCATTTGCCAAGCCAGTTATTCCAGTGTGGTCATACAGCAGGTGCCGGGTGGTTACGCAGTGTACGGATACAGTACCAGTCAGCCTTATTTTAGTATTCTAACCAGCGTCAATGCAGGACAACTACAGAC